GTGACGAATTAAGTTCAACAGTATTATTAAAAACTGCTTCACCATCAACATCTAAAGTATTATTAAGTGTAGTAGCACCATCAACATCTAAAGTATTATTAAGTGTAGTAGCACCATCAACATCTAGTGTGTCATTAAGTGTCGTGGCGCCATCAACATCTAGTGTGTCATTAAGTGTCGTGGCGCCATCAACATCTAGTGTGTCATTAAGTGTCGTGGCGCCATCAACATCTAAAGTACTATTAAGAGTAGTAGCACCATCAACATCTAAAGTTGCATTTAAAGTTGTATCTCCATCTACATTTAATATAGCATCAAAATCTACATTTCCTGTAGCATGAACAGTTCCAGTAATATCTAAAGTAGCAGTAGGATTATTATTTTGAATACCTACATTTGTCATTCGATAAACTGACGCAGTAGATCCAATCCCAGTATGACCCCAAAGATCTTGGGTCTGAATATTCGCAATCCAATTTGGATTGTCTGGATTTACGATAGGAATTAAAGTATCTGTGCCAACTCCAAGACTATTTTTTTGTACAAAATTAAGAGCAGCAAATGCTTGCGCTAAATCATTTGTAGGAATGAATACACCTTGATCTTGTACGTAAAATCTTGTCATTATTCTATCTTTATGATAAAATATTTATAGTAAACAACTACGGTTGATAAAGAGGAACTCCCTCATCAAGTATAAAAATTCCATCTGTAGCAATTCCTGGAACACCTGGGATAGGTTCTGCAATTAAAGGTATCCACCTAATTCCTCCATCATCTCTAACTAATTGATATCCATTTTTACCTGGAACATTTACAGAATCGTAAATATTCTCATCTATTTTTACACTCCCAGCAACGTCTAATCTTTGTTGTGGAACAGTACTTCCTATACCAACATTTCCTGTTGAAGCATCAGCAGTTAAAGTTGTACCACCACAACCTACATCTAATTTTTTTCTTACTGTGGCAATTCCTACATTGATACCTTTATCAACATAAACATAATTGGAAAAGTAAGAATAACCATCAAAAATTGAATTATTTAAAACATTTAACTCTTTTACAACAACGGATGCATCTTTTAAACTTGCAAAATTTGTCTTTAGGTCTCCGTAAATTCTTACATTTTGATAGAAAACTACTTCTTCACTGAAATGAGATTCTGTTCCGTAAAAAGTACTCCCATCAGATGGTTCTTTATATGGAACATTATTTTTTATTTGATTACCTTCGCTATCAGAACCTTCTAATTTTGGTTTAATCTGTTCACAATTATCTGCCATATTAGATTACCGAATTTATAACTGCTTTAGATACTCCTACAATAAATCCACCAAGAAAATCTCCACCAACAAAACTTCCATCAAAAACACTTTTTAAAAAACCTTTTCCAAGTTCATCAATTAAATTTCCAGTTGGTGCTGATACATCAACTTTATTTCCTTGTATTAGAGTTCTACCAGATCCACTTTTAAGATCAATGTTCCTACCTGCTTTCAAATGAATGTCTTCGTCAGCCTCTAGCATGATAGAAGTTCCTCTAATGCGAACTAATCCATTTGCACTAACGGAAACATTTCCATTTTTACCAATAATAATAACATCTTCACTTTGACCTTGATTTTCTGTACCTCCAGAAATTATAATTGTTCTATCATTAAAAATTGAAAATTGCCCGCTACTACTTAAAGAAATTGATGATTGATTATCTCCATTATCAGTAACACCATAAATTTTATAAACATCTGTTCCAGATAAACCCATTTGAGGATTTGCAGTATCAATCCTAAAGTTTGGATTGAAACTAATAAGTTGTCTTTTAAAAATATTTTTAGGTCTTTGTGCCATTTTATATTGGGCAATCGATGGATGTTTGAACTAATTGTGCTTTATTAGAATCTGATTTATATGTCCCAAGTACAGGTCTGAGAATTGCACCACTACCAGTATTTGAATTTACATTAAGAATTGGTAGAATATTAATGTTATTATCAGTATTTATTGGGAATACTTGATATATACTGCCATTAATAATCTTAGATCCATACATATTTCCAAGGTTATCAATTACTTCAGCATATTCACTTCCACCGTTCTCCACAATTACACTTGTCACTGAGTATTGAGAAATATCTCCCACCGAATAATTTTCACCTTCAGATACGATATAAATTGAATCCACTTCACCATTTTCATTAATAGTTGTTCTTGCAACAGCACCATATCCTTGATCTGCATCATCAATAATTTCAACAAATGGTGGAAAAGTATATCCAGAACCAGGATTTGTAATCTGTGCTCCAATTACACTTGCAGTAACATTTCCATCAGGATTAACTACAACATTTCCAAAAATTGGAATAGCAGTTGCCCCAGATCCAACTCCACCAAAAATATTAATGATTGGTGCCGATGCAGTTTGAACAGCATTCGTAAAACATTGAACTACGCTGTTTGGATTTACTCCTGAATTTTCAATATTTACAAGTCTCTGTATATCTGCATAAGGATTTGCATTTCCATATTTTGGACCACCACCAATAACCCACTCATTGACCAACCCCTTAAAGTTAGTAAAGTTTTGATTACAGTCAAATGAAGCGCCAGAACTAGCAAGAGCATCTACAGCAGATCTCATCACATTTCCAACACTAAAATCTGAGAAAAATTGAAGTAATTTACTAACTCCGCCTAAAGGAGATGAAAGTAAACCTTCCAAACTATCAATAATAGTGTTCAAAAGTGATCCAACAAATTGATCTCCTGCACAACTTACAAACCTTTCAACATTTTCAACTACGGAAGTTATAATGTTTGTAATAACATCTTTAAGTTTATCAATAACCGCACCAGCAACGCATGAAAAAGAATCTTCCAATGCTTTTACTGGAGCAACCATTGCTTTCTGTGCGGCAACTCCTGCAAGGTGTGCAATAACTGGATTTGCAGTTGCTGCAAGAACTTGAGAAAATACTAATTTATAAAGTAAATTTAAACCTCTTTTTAATAAAGGTTTTAGCAAGTTTATCAATTTATTCATAAAAATTCCAACAAATTCATTTGCAAGTAAAACAATTTTATCAACTGCTTTTGAAATTTCTTGTTGTATTCTTTGAATATTTCCTGCTAATCTACTTATCTTTTTAAGTAAATTTGTAACGATTGATTTTATCTTAGAAGTTTTTGCATTTTGTACAGTATTTGCAAGTGGGATAATGTCTCCAATTGCAGAGTTTGTAGATACTACTTGATACCCATATATTGCAGATAACTGTTTTGCTTGCTCTGGAGAAACATCTTGTGGTGAAGGTAAAGAATTTTCTTTAACCTCATTACTTTCACTTGGATTAACCTTATTTTTCTCCATCAATGAAGAAAATCCAGTAAAAGGTATAAATGGAGATTGATATGATGTAGATGGAACAGAATCTGTTCTTCCAAATGTGGCAAGAATTACTGGAATTTGGGCATTATCACCATCTAAGAAAAACCCTAATACAATATCTCCTTGTTGAAGTTGAACTCCAGTTGAAACATTTGCTGCTCCACTTCCTGCAGTTGTTGGAATCAAACATTGTGCCCATGGAAGATCTTCATTTGGAAGTTCTGCCTCACTATATGGATGATATCCAAGAATTCTAACTTTAAATCTATTTCCCCATCCACCACCTTGAACTTGTTTTCCCATAGATTCTAATGGTGGAATCTGACCAATCCACCAACGAAATCCATCTCTACCAATAAAATGACTTTGAAGTAATGATTGATCTAACATAGATTACTTTCTTGCCTCTACATTTACTCCAAATGTATCCCTAATTAATTTCATTGATGTATAAGACTTTTCTACATCAAAATGATGACACACTTCTTTAATCATATATAGACCACTTTGCTCCTTATCAAATTCTTTGGTATTTGATTGTGTAATTTTTGGAAAGTAGCATTCAATAATGTCTCCCGCTCTTAAATTTGTATTCGATGGAACTATTACATTTACAGTTTGTGTGAATAATGTATTATATCTCATCAATGATTGAGACTGATATAATTTAGGATCCGAATTTGCATCTTTTGAGGCATCTTTTTCCATTGTACCTATATCAAGTATTGCTGTTATAATTCTTGAAGGTACATCACCAAGAGTTTCACTAGATCCTTCTGCTATTGGTGGGAGTTTAAATTGTCCACCCAAATTTTTTGCCTTGCCAACATAGTCATCTTTCCTAAACACTCCCTCTTCAGGTTTTGAAAAAGAAAAATCTAAAGGATTGAAAAACATTCTATGACTAGCATACGTACCTAATCTAAGTTTTTCAATTAAGTTTTGATTTTTATCAGTAAAATAATTCAATATTTTAAAATCATTATTAACTTTATTACCCTTCTCATTATATGATTCTTGTGCTTCACTATAAATGTACGTTGCTTTTGGTTTTTGAAGCATCAATTCATCAATTGATCTAAACTGAAATCCATCTTTAGTTTGATAGAAAAGAAAACCAGCTGTAGGATTTTGAGATACTTCAGGAACTGCTTTTGATGCTAACCATACTAAAACTGTAAATGGTTTTCTTAAATTTCCAATAAATCCATATTTGTTTGATGATTTATCAATAGATCCTATTTTAGTTGTTTTTAAATTATCTTTTAATATTTTTTCAACAGAATCACTTATCTTAAATGAAGTTGGAAATTTATTAGATACTCTTGTCGTTTCATTTGTTATTGCCTCTCTAGAAACTAAATGTAATGTAAAACTTTCTCTATTTGTTTCTGATATTACATTTGTTATACTTGAAACATAAAAATAATCATCTGATTTTTTTGAAAAATCTAATCCAGGATTAGTTGATGAATTACCTGCAATTTTTAAGGATAACCTTTCACCACCCCTCAATGGAAGACCATTGTAGATTGATTGACGATTACCATCAGGATCATCAGCTGGTGATATTACATTACCATTATCTACTACTTTAACTTTTGCAGTAATCGTAGGTGAAAAAATATCTTCATAGTATTCAAATAAAATTACCCCAGTTGTAAGATCAATCGTTCTTGAACGATCATTTGATTCTAGTAAAAGTTCTTCATATATAGACTTTTTAGTTGACATTAGAGATACGCTAGATCGATGAGTAATTTATTCTTGATAAAATTATTTAACAACTTAAAATCACTAATTGTTGGTGCAGGCGATGGTAATTGTTGTGGAGGATATGATACTTGAGAAGGTTGTGGTTGAGTATCATCAATTATTACAATTTGAGATCCTTTTCTTTGAGGAGTAATTGCACCAGGTTGTTGTGTTTTTGGTTTTGGTGTTAATTGTGCTTTAGTGGATCCTTTAAAAGGAGCAGAGGAAGAAAAACCATATTCTAATGGATCAATTACATTTTTTCTTGGTCTCCCAACTTCACCAAGTTTAGGAGATATTTCCCAATGCAAATGAGGACCTGTACTATATCCAGTAGATCCAACATAACCAATAATAGTACCTGCAGAAACTTTTTGACCTTTAGTTACTTTAGGCATTTCGCGTAAGTGACCATAAAAATGCTCTATTCCATTTGAATCCACATAAGTAACATAATATCCATATCCTTTTTCAAATCCAACACTTGTAATTGTTGCATTACTAATCACTGAAACTGGTGTTCCTTGTGCAATTGCAATGTCTCTACCAGCATGAATTCTTCCTCTTCTTGGAATATATCCTGCTCGATCACCAACTGAAAGACCTAACTTTTTTAAATCTAAAGTTGATTTTTGTTGAGAAGCACTTATATTTGGTGATTGTGAATAAGAAACTGGTTCTCTTCTTGCTTGTTGAACAATGGTCATTTCTTGTTTTGTGGCATTTTCCAATCCTACCCATTTACCAGGACCACCACTTTTCAAAAGATAAATGCCCATCTTATCTTGATTTTCTGGACTAAACATATCCGTTGGTTTCAATCCAGCACCACGCATGGCTGATGGTAATGTATTTCCAATTATTTGATATCTTCCTGCAGCATGTATAAAACCTTGATCATTTGTTAATCTTCTATCTTGTCTTCTTATTACCTCACCAATTGTCATGTCAGTAAGATTTTTTCCAATAATATCTTTTGATGTTTTTCCACCTATAGTTGCCCTAGGTTTTTGTCCTTTTGCATCTGCAATTGTTCCTTGATTCATTGCATTATATCCAGCACTAGCAGATTCATATTTTGAAATAATATCAAGTGCTTGTTTCATGGTTCCAGTTACTTTACCTGAAGTACCCTCTTGAGTAATCCCAGGAAACATTGTTTGTTCTCTTTCTTCACCAAGTTCTGGTGCTTCCTCATCGGTTTGCATTGATTCTGTAAGAGGCACAGTAAAAAGTTTAAATGTATCTGTGATGTTATCTCCCAATCCTTGAACTGCAGTATTCAATTCATCAAATGATCTTGCAACGCTTCCTTCAGTAAATTCATTAAAATCTAATGAAATAATTGAATTAAGTGAATTAGATAAAACATTTCCAAAAGAATTAACAATAGATTGCATATTATTAACCATGTTATACATGGTCATTCCAAAAGATTGAATTCTAAAAATAAACTCTTTACCCATGAATATCCATCTGGGTAGATTTTCAGCAATCCATCCAGCAGTAATAAAACCTAAAAAACCAAATAGTCTTCCTAATGGACCTTTATCACTCTTTGAAGCAAACGATAATCCTCCAGGAATTGAAGTGGAAACTTGTGCAGATTCTAATTGATCCTCAACTTCCCTTCTTCTTGACGCTTCTCTTCTTCTAGAATCTAGCATTTCAGATCTAGAAAATAATTCTCTCTTAACTCTAGTATTTCTAGAAATGATATTTGATATATTATCAACACTATCATTTACTGAAGAAACACTTTTTTTGGTAGATGACAAAGATTTTGAAATATTTTCAATATTGATTGAAGATCTTTTAAGAGAATCTATTACTGCCATTTTATATTACTACATTATAATTTAATTGTGAATATAAAATATAAAAATTATCAGGATTTGCAGAGTTAATTAATGGAACATCAGACAAAGTACCATTTGTAATTGGAGGGTTTTGTTGTTGTGTCTGATTACTTGATGTTTTGATCATTGTCAAAGATGGTTTTGGTTCAGGCAATTGGCCAACTTTTTGTGGTTGAGATTGCATAGGAACCACTTCTGCAGTTTTTGGTTTTTCAGGAGAACTTTGATCAGAACTAGTCATTGGTGATGACATTGTAGCAACTGCAGGAGCATCTTTTAATCTCATTTCACTCCAATCATAACCTTTTGTTTTTGCCCAGTCTTTTGCTTGCTGTTGTTGCTCTGGGGACATTTTTTCCCAAGCACCTTCAATTCTTCCTCTTGCCATTGGATTATTTCTATATTGCCAAGCCATTTCAAATTGTTTTACCATTTCAGCACTTGGTTGTGCTTGTGTAGTTGGAGGTGATGATGTAGATTCTTCTGAAGTTGTTTTTGAAGGTGATGGTTTAGGAACCATCGATTCTTTTGGTGTTGATGTTGTAGTAGAAGTCGTTTGTTTCGTTGATTTTGCTTCTTGTTCTGCTTGTCTTTTTACTTCTTCTGCTTGTTTTGCAGCATTAGGATTTTTACCAAATATATTCATACCAAATGCTTCTGCAATTTCATCAGCAGCATATGCTAATCTTAAGATACTAAAAAGTTTCCCTGGACCAAGTAGACTTAATGCACCTATTACTGAATCTACATATTCAGCATTTTTTGCATTCATAAATGCAGTAACGCCAGTAGCAAATTTGCCAAGCATATTAAGAATTCCACTACCTCTTGGTCCTGCAGTTCTTGGTGGTGGAGATTTTGGTGTTCCTGGAAGGCGTATTAAACTTGCAGCTGCAGATAATGGTTTTGCAATTAAAAGATTTGTCAATCCCTTTGCAATTGATCCAATTGTTCTTTTAACTAAAGAAAATCCTGCTCGGATTGCTACTAATCCACCGAAAATTATCCCTACATTTTTGAGAATATTAAATCTAATATCATTAAATTTTTGAGTATTATTTTCTTCAGATGCTCTTAATGCTTGTACTGTTTGATTTGTTAACCACCCTGCAAATAAAAATGTAAGAGCATTTTTAATATTTCCAAAAATATCAAAAACTTTAGGACTTAATTTTTGTACAGGTTCTAATAATGCTCCCTGTATTCTTTGTTCTATATCGTTTTCTTTTCCTATTCTTACTTGTCTTTCTGCTAATATCCTTTGCCTTTCTTGTTCTGCACGAATTCTAGATTGCTCTTCATTATAATCCTGCTGAAGAAGCAAAGAAATATTAGAAAGACCTACACCTAGTCTTCCAATATCTGCACGTAAAGATTGAATATTTGAATTAAATCCAATTAATGCTTGTTCTTGATTTTGAATTACCGTGGTGTTTTGAACTTCAAATTCTCTTCTTCTACCTTCAATTGCTAATAAGTCATTTCTAAAAACAGAAGAATCAAATATAGATTTTTTTAATAGAGTATTTCTAAGATCCTGTGACAAAATAGATCCTGTGATTGGATCGATTCCTGATCTGCCAACTTTTTCGGGATCTAAATCAGCCATTTGCGTTGTTCTTTATGTTTTCTTCTTCAATATATTGTTTAAGTAAAGAAATATAAACTTCCCTCTCCCAAGGTATCATATTTTCTATTTCAGTCAATGAATATTTATGATGTTGAATGAGAGAAAAATTAGTTTTGTAGTATGACTCAAGACTTTCATGAGCCATTCCTAGGCGAAAAAACTGGATAATCCCTCCAAAACTACTTCACTTTCAACTTCAGTATTTGGATTTTTAATCTTTAAAATGTGTGTCAACTTAGGCATTGTTTCAAAGAATTTTTCAATTTGTTTAAATTGATTAGAACTCAGTTGTTCAATAAATTCTGCAAGTTCTTTCTTTGTACAATCAGATGCTGACCAAGATTCTTCTTCACTATAAACTTGTTCGATGCAAGAAATAATTAAATCAAATGTTTCGTCAACACTTACATTAAAATTTCTATCGAAGTTAGTTTTAATAAACTCTTTCATCGAAGGGTATTTCATTCTTAAAGTCAAACTATCATCCAACTTAATGTCTCTAGAATGATCTTCACTAATATTAACTTTAATATCATCAAGATTAATACTTACAGGAACTTGTGTTTTTTCATCATCTGGACATGTAATTAAAACATCTACTGTTTCACCAACAGATTTTCCGCGAATGTTTAAAAACAAATATTCAATATCAAAAGTTGATAATTCTTCAACCTTAATTCCTCTAGTAAGAACACAATTACTGATTACAGTTTTAACAGCCTCAGCAATTTGTTTGGGATCCTCACTTTCCATTGCAATGATTAGAATCTTTTCTTCCTTAACAAGAAAAGGTCTGTATTTAACTTCTTTTTTAATTGAAGGAATTTCTAATGTATACGAAGGTGTTGCAATTTTTGGTAATGGCATAATATCCAATCAAAATCAGTTAAGATTATTTATGGAGCACGACGAGTACCTTGTGCATCATAGTATTGTTGTGTTGCTCTTTGATATGGTGAAGAATTCGGATCAACAAAACGAATACCTCCAGCTGGAGCAGAACCTGGAGATATAGGAACTAATCTTCTAGGTGCTTGATTTGTAGGTGCTTTTTGTTTTGGTTCAATAGATTCTTTATTATTATTTTCATTTCTAAAAACATTTATACTTAATGATCTACCAATTACATAACGATCCATTTTAAAAGTTGCCGACATTTTCATAACGTCGGATTGGGAATATGAAACTGGTATTGACGAAATTGAATATGGATACAATCCAATAAAAGTGTATTCAATTTCTCTTCTATAATCACGATCAAATTTAATAATTCTTGTTTTATTTGATTTATAATATTCTGGATATTGCATTCTAATAAAATATCCAGTATCAACATTACTATTAATTGGTGAAATAGAACTATCAATTGGATTTGAAGATCCACTTGCAATAAATTCCATCCAGTGCTCTAAAAATTTTAAAGTGTTATAGTTTTTATCAACATAAAATTCAAGAGTTATATCTTGATATTGTCTTCTATGTGCAAATGATTCTGTAATTCCAATGTAGTTACCAGAAATTTCCGCAGTAGCAAGTTGAGTTGTTGGTAGAACTGCATTATTGCATAACAATCCAGCATCTTCTGCAATAAATCTTGATGAGATTCCTCTTTGTCTTAGGTATTGAGTTAATGGATCTGGCAAACCTCCAAACTTAACTTCATAATGTGAAGTCTGAGCAAGATTAGTAAATAGAGGTCTGATGTCTGATATTCTACGTGGTGTTGCCACTCTAAATACCTATTATGAGTATATTATTATAAGTATTTAGATGTCTTATAAAGGAAAATATAAACCATCATTTCCCGAAAAATATTCTGGAGATCCTACAAATATTATATACAGATCATTATGGGAAAGAAAATTTTGTGTATATTGTGACACTAATGAAAGAATATTAGAGTGGTCTTCAGAAGAAAAATTTGTTCCATACAGATCTCCAATTGATGGCAAAATTCATAGATATTTTCCTGATTTTCTTATAAAAGTCAAAGAATCTAATGGTTCAATCAAAAAGTATATGATTGAAATTAAACCTAAGAAACAAACTGCACCACCACCAAAACCTCAGAGACAAACTAAAAAATACATCAGTGAAGTTTATGAATACGCCAAAAATCAGGCAAAGTGGGAAGCAGCAAAAGAATGGTGTGCTGATCGAGGATATGAGTTCAAGATCATAACAGAAAACGAACTTGGTATCAAGTAATGGCACTCACAGGATACGAAAAACCCTTAAAAGACTACACAAAAGAACAATTAGTTGAAATTGCAGAATATTACAGTATTTATTACACCACTGCAAGTGGTGTAGGAAAAATTAGTGGATATAAGAGACTAACAAAAGATCAACTTATTAGTATCATTAAAAACGATTCTGATTATATTGATGCAAATCCAAAATCACCCAGAAGAGTTGGTGGTAAAAGACTTACGAATCGTCTCAAAGATTTTAAAGAGTCTTTATTGGGAACAGAAAAACCAGAACAATTAATGGATGAAATTTTATCAAGATTGAGTGGAACTGAAAGATTATACCCATCACCAGGAAGATATTATACTTACATTTATTATGCCGCAACTCCAGGAATTCTTTATGATCGTCATCCTTTAATTAAGGCGGGAGATCTCTTACCAAAAGGATTTCGTGGGTTTAACTATCACCTTGGAAAAATAAGACAATATAATACTGAAGATGGTGATAGATTAGTCAGTGGTTTATATGAATTAAGTCAAAAAGAATTTGATACTTTAAGATCAGTTCCTTACGGTAAATTAATTCAAAATTAACAATAAATAGTTAAAAAAATAAATGTCAGATATTCTCCGATATCCTATTAAAAATATTGGGCCACAGGACGATTATCTTAAGATTCAGGTTATCGAATATAAAGCACCTGGTCTTAACTTAACCGGAGGATTTGCATTAAGAACCACTGAAGATGCATTGCAGCAATCTGGAAGTATCAAGACTTCTTTGGCAACAATTATACTTCCAATGCCAGCAAACATTCAAGATAACAATTCTGCTGATTGGGTAACGGGTTCAATGAATCCAGTTCAAGCAGCTTTAGGATCTGCTGGAAGTAGTGCTGTATTAAGTTCAAACTTATTGGGATCTTTAGGACAGTCAGTCATACAAGGTTTCGAAAATATTGATGCTGCAATAAGAACTGGTGAAGGACAGCAAGCAACTGCTGCAGGAACCGCTGGTGCTGCTTTACAAGCAGTTTTAGGGCAAGGAGATATTAATCAAATTATATCAAGAGCAACTGGACAAGTATTTAATCAAAACGTTGAACTTCTTTTTAATGGAGTTACAATGCGTCCTGCGTTTAATTTTATATTCGACATGGTTCCCAGATCAAAACCAGAATCTGATATGATAAAAACTATTATTCGTACATTTAAAAAAAATATGACTCCTCAAAAAGGTTTACCGAATCAAACTGGAGGAGGTCTTTTTGTAAAAGCACCAAATATTTTTAAATTAGAGTATATGAGTGGTGGAAATCAACATCCATTTTTACATCGTTTTAAACCATGTGCTTTAACACAAATGAGTGTAAATTATAATGGATCTAGTCAATATGCAACTTATTCTGACGCAACACCAGTTCATATGCAATTGACACTACAGTTCCAAGAACTGTCACCAATTTATGCTGAAGAATATGATAATACAGCAGAAGGTAGAACAGGAGTTGGTTACTAATGTCGTACTTTAGAGAATTACCAAATTTAGAATATCAATCATTTTTATCGGATAGAAAAGCATCCGATGAATATTTGCTAGTCAAAAATCTTTTTCGTCGCGTTAAACTTCGTGATGATCTTCAAAATGTTTTTACAGTATTTAATAAATATCAAATTCCTGATGGTTCAAGACCTGAATTAGTTGCTGAAGAATTATATGGTAGTTCTGAATATGATTGGGTTGTTTTAGTTTCTGCAGGAATCACAAGAATTAGAGATCAATGGCCTCTTTCAGATTATCAAATTTATGAATATTCTGAACAAATATATGGAGAAAGTTTAAATGATATTCATCATTATGAAACTACAGAAGTAAAAGATTCTGAAAATCGTTTAATTTTACCAGCAGGAAAAATTGTAGATTCCAACTTTACAATCCCCAACCCAAATATTCCAATACAAACAATCAATCCGGTGATTGGAATTACAAATTATGAATATGAAGTTAAAAAGAACAATGAAAAAAGAACCATCTATGTTCTAAAACCATTATATTTGCAGCAAGTATTAAATGATATTAGAAAGGAAATGACTTATGATCAATCATCACAATTCGTAAATAATAAATTAATTAAAACAGAAAATACTAGAGTATCAATTCCATAAGAGTTTCAAATCCTTATCAAACAGCATTACATAGCGATGCTTGCGGGAGCGTTCTTTCCATTCTCCTTTAAGACCTTTTACTTTACCTCTTGAATGCTTAGTCCCGTCTGCGTAATAAAAATCTTTTTTGGGATCAGTGAGTCCGCAATATTTAAAGTTACAAGCACGGTAAATAGTGCCGCCATGAAAATCTGAATCAGCATAAGAAATAATAGCCCTGACCTTGGTATCTTTGCGGAGTTGTTTGATACAACGGGATACGAACCAGGAAGTAATATTATATTCTTCTTGCTGAGTTCTAGGGTGTATGCAAAGTCTTGAAAGTTCAAACAATCCTTCTTGCTCATTTCTTTCTAAACCAAATGCTCCTTTTGCGATTTCTGGAACTGGAAGACCAGTAAAAATTACGACCCCAAGTAGTGGTCCAATGTTAAGTGGTGAAAAATCATTTCTCTTGAAAAGACCAAAATTTTTTCCTGACTTATATGCTTTTGATATATCTTTAAGGTAATGGTATTTTAATAACAATTCATCTGCCTGCTTTTTTGTGATTCGGTCGATATAATAATCAGACTTCATAAAAAAGAGGGGAGGTCTCACTCCCCTCATTATAGCACCTTAGTCAGTCTGAGGCAAGGCGGGCAAAATATTGCAAAGCGTCGTCCGTATCATCATCTTCCTCAACCGCAGGAGCACGGCGGGTAGGTTGAAGATTATTAAGTTCTGCACGAAGATCTTCATCAAGACTTGGTGCAGGACCACGGGAAAACTCTTCCTCTTCACCCTCATCAGGATCCTGATAACGAGGAGTGCCCTTATTACCTAGAACAGAATCAAGACGCTTCTTCAGTTCATCATAAGATTTGAATTGATCAGGAGAAAGAAATTCAGCAAGAGAATACTGTTTCTTCCAGATTACTTCCAGTTCATCATCGTCATCTAGAAGAGGACCAGAAAAAGCAAACTCGCTGGAATCATAATTGCGATAACCAGCAACATTTTTTGCTTTCAGTTTGAAGTTTGCACCTTTCCAGAAGTCAAAGGGATCAATTGCTTCCTCATCTTCAAACTCAGGTTGCATCGCAGCGGTGAGTTTGTCAAAGATTTTCTTACCATACTTGAACAGGAAGACCTTACCCTCGTTTTCGGGGTTTGCTGGGTCCTTTACAACGTAAATGTTGCTGATATAAGTCAGTTTGCGCTTCTGCTTACGTGCTTGCTCCTTACCAAGATCAGTGCCATTGTTCCAGAGCAGAGTGTTATGCTCAGATACAGGGTCTTTTTGTCCTAGAGTAGTCAGAGAATTTTCGATATACCAACCACCAGGACCTTGGAAGGCGTGACTATAAACCTTTACAAAAGGAAGATCTTCACCATCGGGAGCAGGAAGGAAACGAATAACGGCATAACCATTACCGCTTTTATCTACATCAAGTTTCCAGAGACGGTCATCAGAAGACCCACTCGTAG